TAGATATAAGCACAATATAGTGCTTATGTACAGTAGGGAGAATAAAACATGCCAACTTTAGTATCACCAGGTGTATCAGTTTCAGTCATTGACGAATCAATGTATGCATCAGCTGGTCAAGGTACAGTACCTTTAGTAGTTGTTGCTACTGCACAGGACAAAACAGATCCAAGCACAGGCAATACTGCTGTTGGAACAACTTCAGCTAATGTAGGGAAACCATTTTTGGTTACCTCGCAACGAGAACTGGTTACAACTTTTGGCGAACCATCATTTAAATCATTACAAGGCACAATGCTACATGGTGATGAAAGAAATGAATATGGTTTGCTATCAACTTATTCATATTTAGGAATCTCTAACAGAGCGTATGTTATCAGAGCAGACGTTGATTTAGATCAGTTAGAAGGTTCATCAACAGCACCAAAACTTGCTCCAGCAAATGGAACATATTGGTTAGACACAGTTAATACAGACTGGGGTCTGTTTACAGCAAATACAACATCAAGTGACTGGGAAAAATTAAAACCGACAGTGTTACTTGACACACCAGGCACAGCGGGTGGAAATGTTGCTAGTAACGGTGACCCAGCTACAACTTACGGTCAAGATTTAGATTATGCACTAGTGGCTTCAACTTCACCAGCTAGACTTTATCAAAAAGTCTCAGGTACATGGGAAGTTGTTGGATCACCATCATGGAAAACAGCAACAAGTGCCAATGTTTACATTCAGCCAGGTACAGGTACAGCACCAACTGTAGCCGTATCTGGTAGCTATAAAGATGTTTGGTTAAAATCAACATCTGGAGGCCTAGGTGCAAACATTGTAATGAAATCTTACAGTACCGGAACAGGTTCGTGGTCAACTATATCTGCTAACGTTTATTCAAGAGATGATGCGGCAACTGCCACAGAAGGTAGTAGTTTAGCAACTAATGATGTATACGTTAGATTTGATGACTTCGAAGACGGTAATATTGCAAATGAATTAAAAGCAAACTTTACATCAACTGCATCAACATTATCATCATCAAGTTTTGGTAAAACTTCAATTGAAGCATACAGTGGTGCTTCAGCTACTCCAGAAATTCAATACGAAGTAAGAGTTAGAGGATCAGGAGTATCAACTGTAGCAAGTGGTAACGCTACATCATTACACGGTGGTGTTGCAACAGGTGGTTCAAATACAGCAATTAGATTTGAATTAAATGGTCAAACAATTACAGTTACAGCGTCAGCAGGTGCTGGTAATCCAGCTACATTGAGTGACATTGTTACTGCAATTAATAACACATCTACACTAGCTTCAGCAAACATTGTAGCTGATATTGATTATGTAAGTGCTACAAGACAGTATTTGAGAATTACAAGATCAAATGGATACGCAGTATACATTCAAGATGGTGCAGACGACACAAATATTAAAGGTGTGTCAACAGCAGATCTTGGATTTACTGATAATACATCATCTGGTTCATCAGCATTTTATTATAAATCACTTTGGAAAGATGCAACATACGAAGCATCAGCTTCAGCACCAACATCAAATCCAGTAAATGGAACTATGTGGTATAAAACTGAACAAGATGCTGACATATATATTGCAGAAAATGATGGCGGCACTATGAAATGGTTAGCGTATGCTAACTCAAAAGACAGATACGATGCAAATTCTGTAGTATCAGGTGGATTAAGAGATCTACAAATGGTGTCAGGTGAGCCAACTACACAGTCAGACGGTACAGCACTTGTAGATGGTGATGTTTGGATTGACACTGATGAATTAGATGTATATCCAAAAATTTACAAATATAATGCATCAACAAGCAAATGGGTATTACTAGACAATGCAGATCAAAGCACAGCATCAGGTGTTGTGTTTGGTGATGCAGTAGGTAATCCGGGAGGAGCAAACGAAGATGATCAAGATTGGGGTTCAGCATACTCTAACTTCCATTCAGATGCTCCAGATCCAGCAGTATATCCAGTAGGAATCTTACTATTCAATACAAGACTATCAGGTTATAACGTTAAGAAGTATACAACAAATTACACATATGACAACACAAACAATGGTAATATTTGGGTAACTGCTTCAGGTTTAAGCACTGATGGATCACCGTACATGGGTAGAAAAGCTCAAAGAAATGTTATTGTAACTGCAATGCAAGGTGCATTACAAGGCAACGATGACATTAGAGCAGAATCAAGATTCTTCAATTTAATTGCGGCTCCTGGTTATCCAGAACTGCTAGATGAAATGATTACATTAAGCACAGACAGAAAGCTAACAGCATTTGTCTTAGCTGATACACCATTCAGACTAGCACCAGACGGAACATCAATACAAAACTGGGCAACTAATGCCAACAATGCACCAACAAATGGTGAAGATGGTTTACTATCAGGTTCTGCTTATGCTGGACTTTATTATCCATCAGGATTTACTTCTGATTTAACAGGCAACAACGTGGTTGTTCCACCAACTCATATTGCTATGAGAACACTAGCATTTAATGATCAGGTGGCTTATCCATGGTTTGCACCAGCTGGATACACAAGAGGACTAGTAGATAACTCAACTTCAGTTGGTTATATTACTAGCGAAGAAGAGTTCCAAGCAGTAACATTGTCAGAAGGTCAAAGAGATACACTATACGCTAATAAAATAAACCCAATTGCGTTTATTCCAAATAGAGGTTTAGTTGTATACGGACAAAAGACATTGTCACCAGTTGCATCAGCATTGGATAGAATCAACGTTGCAAGATTGATTGTTTACTTAAGATATCAACTTGATAACTTGGCAAAACCATTTTTGTTTGAACCAAATGATAGAATTACTAGAGATCAAGTAACTGATACTTTCAATAGATTTATGGAAGATTTAGTTTCTAAGAGAGCACTATATGATTTCTTAGTAGTCTGTGATGATTCAAACAATACAGGTGCAAGAATTGATAGAAACGAATTGTGGATTGATATTGCTATTCAACCAGTAAAAGCAATTGAATTCATCTACATTCCGTTACGTATTAAAAACACTGGGGAGAGCTTAACAAGTTAAGCAAATGAACTAAAGGGGTAAGCAAACCTTATCCCTTTAATTTACCTTTAAAAGTGTACAAATATTTTTGTATAAACTGATAAAGAGTAAATACTAATATTAAGGAGAGCAGACAAAATGGCAACACTTTCAAAATTTGGTGTACCAATAGACGGTGCTACAGGTAGAGGCGGTATTCTACAACCAAAACTTAAATATCGTTTTAGAGTTAGATTTACTAACTTTGGTAACCTAGGTGCGTCACCTCTGCAATTAACCCAGCAGGTTATGTCAGTTACAAGACCAAAAATTAACCATGAAGAAGTGCCAATTCATTCATACAACTCAGTTGCATATATGCAAGGCAAACACACATGGGAAGCTGTCAATGTAACACTTAGAGATGATATTAACAATAACATTTCTAAACTTGTTGGTCAACAAGTACAGAAACAATTAAACCACTTTGAACAGACATCAGCAACATCAGGTTTAGTTTATAAGTTTGGAACTAAAATTGAAATCTTAGATGGTACTAATGATACTGAATTAGAACAATGGGATTTAGAAGGTTGTTTTTTACAAAATGTTGATTATTCAGACGGTGATTATGCAGTATCAGAACCAGTTCAAGTTATCTTGACATTGAAATATGATAATGCAATACATCAAGCACCAGGTGATACTTTATTCCCTCTATTTGGTTTAGGTGGCGCAGGAGGATTAGTATAATAATTACTAATCTTCAAAGCCCACAAGACGGAGTATAGGAATATGGCAGTTTTAAAACCAGCTAATAGAGCCGCGAATCTTTATCTTCGCGGCTCGAATCACGACCCGGCTCCGAGACAAGCACATCAGTTTATTGTAACTTTTAGCATGTATCAAATCTCGGTTCCCGAACATTTGAGAACTCTATATAGCGAATTAAATGAATACAGAGATAGATTACATTTTCTTGTAAACACAGTTGATCAACCAAAGTTCACAGTTGATCAAACAGTTCTTAATCAATATAACAGAAAAAGAGTTGTAAACAGATCAGTATCTTTTGATCCTGTTACTTTTAGAATGTATGATACCCACGATGGGTTGGGATTAAAGTTTGCAAAACTTTTATACGAATTTGAATTTGAAAGTGCTAGATTAACACAGAAAAAAAGTGGAATATCTGGCGAACCTAGATCAGAAGATCATAACTATAATAGAAATTTATATCAAACAGAAGACCAGTTTGTAAAAACACATCATTTTGGTCTTGCTACACACAGAAATTTTCACAGTAGATTATTAAAACACATTGACATATACCAAGTAGCAGGTGCTATGTACAGTAAAACAAGAGTAATATACCCAAG